TCTATACCTGATGAGGTTCTTGTATAAATACTCCCTGTTGTTGTATTCATATAAAATTCACCGATATAAATATCAGTAGCCAACCAACTACCATCTCTATGGTCTGCACTTGTTGGAATAGTAGGCACACCAGCCCCTTTTTTAATTATTATTCTTCTAGTTTCGTCACTCATTTGTCAATATATTTGAATTTTTAGATATTCCATTTATTCCCCCTATCATTTTATAAACGTCCTCGTCTGCATTATTTACACCTCCGCTTAATATAGGGGCTTGTTTACTTTGTACGTTCATCCTATCAATAGTAACGTAGCTAGTCGTGTATTCTTTTCTGAATTTAAAAACTAAACTACTAGTGTTTTTATCCCCTGCCAAAACATCACCCGTATCTAAGTCTACTACATAGGCATCAGTACCATCTATTTCTGTAGAACTCCATGCCGTGTTGGCTTGTGTATAACCAGCATTAAAGAAAGCTACTAATTCATCCGTACTCGGTAGGTACCAGTCTGTTTTGCCTCCATCCGTTGCAGAGTCGCAAATGCTAGCGGCATACGTTCCAGAGCCTTGAGCGTCAACAATTAATTGAGTATTAAATTCACCTGTTGATGTGTCGTTAGAACTTATCTCGATATAACTTCCATTGTACCAATTATCTGTAACGCTAACGTCCCACGCTTGCAGAATGTAGTCCTCAAATTGTTTTACGTTAACTATTGCCATTAACCTAGGTATTTAATTAGTTCAACCTCCGTAGTTCCGTAAGCATCAGAATCAAAATCTTTGATAGTGTTTAGTCGGTATAGTACGCCGTCAATCATTTTCAATTTAGCAAAATCCAACTCGTTAATATCTTTGTATGATAACTTAAGGTATAAAGATACTAATTTACTATTCTTTGACGTTATTTCATTTACGAATTTATCGTGATATTTTGTGAAAATGTTTACATCTGGAAATAATTTTATTCCGTCAAACGTTGCGTTACGAGGTGCGAAATGTAAATCAAACAGAGGTTCGAAATTATAATTATCTTTGAATCTTAAATGGTGAATCATAGGAAAGTCGTATTTAATTTGCCAGTCCCCCGTTGCACTTCCTTCAGCGTTATAGATATTTACCACACCACTTCGTAAACCATTATAAAACGTTAGCATTCCTTTACCCTTATAAGGTTTCGATACTGTTACATTATTACTATCTGTTGTTTGATCCTTAACGATAGGGTAAATTAATTGACTATTTTCAATTTTGTAAGGTACATAGGTATTAAAAGGTAGCTCAAATTTAACAACTCCATTCATCCAAGTCTCTATTTCTAGTTGTTTTTCACCATAACCAATACCAACAAGCTCCCTATATTTAGCGTTTAGAACGTCTTTCTCTTCACTAAACGTGTATTGGTATATGTTACCCTCGATAAGTGAGTTAGATTGTATTGTAATCTCTTTACTTTCGTCTATTAAATCAGTCCAATTGTCGTAGTTTTCCTGTGGCTCGTAGTAATTTATGAATGAGTCTATGTAAATTGTTGACTTATTAGTAACAGGGTTGTAAATTGGTTCGCTCATGTAAGCGTAAAACAAGTTCAAAATACCTTTAAAGAACTCTGAGCATTTGATATCTGGAATAGAACTTGATAAACTTACAGGTGAATTGTCGGTCAATACTGCATCTTTATTCGCTAAAACTGTTATTTGTAAATTAGATATTGAATAAGTTAAATCTACTTTGTTAACGTATTGAGCTAAATAGAAATCAAAACTTAATTTTTGACCTGTTTTAATATTTGAATTTATATTAAATGAATGTGATGCTGTTGTATTTACTGTTTGTGAAAAATTGTTAGTACTTATGTTAGTACCGTCCAAACTTGTAATTATGTTATTTGTGTAAAACGTACCCGTTAAATAGTTTGTATTGTACGTATTTCCTGAACTGCTTAATGTTAAATCAAATGATACACTAACAGAATAAGACCCCACTACATTAAAAGTTATGCCACCATCAGTAATATTTACAATGTTTAAATCTTGATTTATAGTTGTGTAATTAATAGGACTTTTTAAAAGATTAAAAGTTTTACTGAATGTATAATATACAGGTGTACCGTTAGGATATTTAAGAGCTGAAGGAGCTCCGTAAATTGTGTTTGCCGCCTTTGTACCATTTAACAATTCAACTTTTGAAGCTGTAATTTGATCTGGATTTAATTTAATTTGCTCACCACCGCCAAAACCATAAATCAACTTTTGCATATTGACGTTGGTAAAGAAGTCTGTTGTATAATCTACTTCAATATTCGTTCCCTCAAGTGCAAAATCTAAAGTTTTCTTTACAGCTTCTTTTACGTATATGAACGGATACAGTTGATTAATTCTAAAATTTAAAGGTGAATTACCGACCATGTTATAACCATAGTCAACAATTGGATAAATATAACCGTATGATTTAGGTTGATAGCCTCGAGTATCTGATCCAAAGTTTCTGTTATCGACACCGTTTAGTTTAATTCCTTCGTTCCATGACTTAATAACGTTAGTCCTAGTAAGGTTGTGATCGTATTCCGACCAGTCCAACTCATTCAACTTCTTATCTTTTAACTTGGCAAAAATATCTACTGTTTCACTGATTAGATTACAATCAAAAGAGTAGTTATTATTTAAGACTTTTACTTCATTGAGTTTGAATTTACCTTTAAACACCCTCAAATCATTCTTAAAAAACTCACAATCGTAACGTAGATTTGGCGTGAATTGAATGTTAGTACTTTCTTCAATGTTTATGTCTAAGGAATAAGCTGAAAGAAAGAAAGCCATGTTGTTACTAGTACCCTCTAACATCAAAGTCTTAGAGAATGATCGTTTGCGTTTCTCAGGTTCTTTTACATCAGTGATGGATAAATTCAAAGGTACTGCGATATTGTCGCTTAAATCTAATTCGTACCCGTTTACAACTAATCTACTATTCATAACGTAATACTTTTATAATCAGTAAATTCAATATTTATTACTTCATTAAATAGTTCGTCGTGTTCAAATTGTTTCACCTGGTAGCTTGAATCTGTTACGACTACATTTTCCATCTCGGTGCTTTCGTTTAAGTAGATCAAAGGACTTTCATATAATTGCACTAACCAATTTTGAGTAGTCTCATCTAACCAGTCGGAGGATAGCTCTAATTGTTTAGTGATCGTTTTTAAATAGTCAATTTTACCAAACGTGTTATTATTTACATTGTACGTATTTGTCGAAGCGTTCCATTCACCCTGTTTTTTACTGAATGATTTACTTTCAATCTTAGCTTTGTATCGTGAGTTATATGTGAATCTAAAATTATCATACGATCCGTATTTATTTAACCAAAGAATGTTAGCTCCTTTGTCGAAACAAACATCTGAGAAAGTAATTCCATACACTCCCATAATACCAACGTTGGATAAGTTTTGTACTGCTATTTGTACACCCGTACAATTGTCATACGTTGCCTGTGTAATATTCCCTAAATCTAGTTGTTCATCCAGATTAAAACGTAATGCAGAAACAGCACCTTGATAAGCTGTATTAAAGGTTGTCGTTTGTGTTACGTTACCACTTGGAAGTAGGTAAAGGAATACTACATAATAATTTGTAGGTGTGTCTAAATCTGAATTATCCAACCATGATAAGATCGTTGTGCCCCCTTTTTTCTCAGTCACTGAGTATATAGTAGCTCCCCAAAAATCAGTGTTATATTTATCCGTTAAGAATTTTTTACCTAGTCCTCCCTTTTTATAAATTGTATAGTCCCAAACTTTAAACTCTGATCTACTTAACGATCCTTTAAACGGTATTACGGTAACACTAGTTACTCCTGTTACTTGCGTAGTGGGTTCTACGTTAGGATCAGTCGAATACTTTTCGTAAATAGTTATATAAGTCTCTACATAATTCTGAGTATCATAAACAAAAACAGGGCTTGCCGTTGCATTACTTACTGAATGATTTGCTATATACGCCCTAACTTTATCGCTTAAATTTATCTTACCGTAAAAGAAATTCGTTACTAGTTCAGAATACACCTCAAAAGTACCTATTTCAGCCCCGTTAATAAACGTTTTCACCACGAATGAAACATTATACTTATCGTTTCCGCTAACTGTTAGAGGTTGCTTAAATTCAAAGACAATAGGGTTATCACTTGGCGTGTATTTCTGTGGGCTTTGTGTTATTGTTATAGCCATTATTTAGGTTTTTTTATTACTATTTTTATTGCCTCTCCTACTAGGTCGCTAACTCTTTGACCCATTTCTTCAACTCTTTGTGGCGTTAGTACCTTATCAAAGAAGTGAGTCGCTTCAATACCTTTCATTCGTACGCTGTTTACTATTGCGCCAGCTAATTGTTCACGTGTCATTCCTTCATCTGGTACTATTCCCTTATCCCCTATCCATTTGTAAATAGCTTGATAAAAAGATAAGTTACCTTTCGGAGCCTTACCATGAGTCGGAGCCCCTCGATTAACCATAGTACCATTAACACCATAGTTTATATACTTCCAATGTTGTGAGGCTGTAGTTGCTATTTCTCTTTCAGAAAGTTTTACAGGTCTTAACGATTGAGTTAAATCACCCGTTGCATATGGTTTGTGACCTTTTGAATTAGGTACTTGCAATTGTTTACGCCAATCTACTATAAGCTCGTTTGTAAGTCTTAACAATAGTTCAGTCATTGGATTGTCAGAAGTATTCTTTAAAATATCTTCAGACCTCCCAAAATTTAAACTATTAATTATATCAGCGTCGCTCACGTTGTATTACTTTTATTTCTTCTTGTTTGGTAAAGTTAATAAATTTAAGCCTATGATTGAACGTAAATATATTCCATTTCACAATTTGCTCCCACGTTTGATTATATTCTTTACTGAGATAGTGAATCAATTTCTCCCAAACAAACCTCTCACCGCCCTTAGTAGGCTTATTCTCGTCTTTTTGTGGACCATAGAGCTGCTCATTAATTCGATTGATTGTCGCAAAAAAAAACTAACTAAGTTAAGATAGTCGGGTAGTGGCATGTGTTGTTCAAAGAGTTTCGCACGTTCTTGATTTGAGTACTTCATGTTTAGATTCTCATCAAGTTCACCGTATGTAGTACCCTTTTCGATATACATTAATGAAGCTAATCTACTAGGATCATTTTGTAGATCTGAGTTACTTATATCAATATGCCACCCTATACCAACTTTTGCAGGATCGACTAATAAATAGCTCACTCCGTTGATTGTAATTTCTTCTTTTGGTTTGGTCAATTGGAAGTCTTTAAACAACCCTATACAATGTTCATGAATGTTTCTAAGCTCTGAGATATTAACCTTGTTTAAATCGTTTCTTTTAGCCCCTGTTATCAAACATATAAACTCAATGATAGTTCCCAAATCCATTGCTTTCTGATACTTCTCATCCGTTAAAGCTTTAAGATGGTTAATCCTTAAATCGTTTAAAGTCTTTGGTGCTTTAATATTAATATACTTCAAAATACCCATCGTATTTATCTTTTGTTGTGAAAAAATATCTTATACCATCGATACAGTGGTTAAATGCATCTATTGGCTTGTTTAATTTAGTTCCTGTTTTATCCACGTCCCACGTGTATGAACGTAGCTCTTTAATCAAATTCACGCTTTGTTTAGTTACATAAAACCTATCCTGTTGAATCTTTTGAATACCGTACATAATAGAGTCTTTTCCTTTCTCTGCTTTGATTACATTTAAACCAGCGTTGTTTAGTTCTTGTATTGATTTAGGCTCTGCACTATCAGCGTAAATGTATTCGTAAACATTGCCTCCTTTTGCTTTAAATAGTTTTGCTATTTCTCCGTTGGTTAATCCTGTTTGATATATAACCTCATCAAAATAATATTGATTATTGTATTTGTATATTGCTGTGATTGTAGTCGGGTCGTTTGTATATCCAAAATCACAACCATAGCCTTCTAACTTTGCATCTTTTGGTATTGTATCAACTACTCCCCAATTATCAAACACAACCCCTTGTAATGATCCTATTTCACCTAATCCATAAACCTTATACCAATTAGCCCAAAACTCAGATGTTTCCGCTTTCTCTTTTGCTTTTAGGATAAAGTTTAAAGCACTTTCGGGACACGCTTCATTATCTAGGTAGTTTACTATTAGGAAATCAACGTCGTTATCTTCTTTTAGTTCGTTATGAAACCAAAATTCATTTGTGGGGTTCCAGTCTAAGAATACACATCGTTTGGTTCTTGAGGCTAATTCAGTGTAAGCATGAAAAGTCATGTTATTACACTCATTCATATAAAGCACGTCACGCCTTGCACCTCTTAACTTGGCATCATTATCAGCAGAAAAGAATTCGATTTGTGATCCGTTAGCAAAGTTGTATTTAAAATCTGAAGCATTCCACCGACTATCTACATACCTATTTGTGTTAATCATGATCTTCTTAAAGTCCTTCATTGCACCACGTTTTAAATGTGGTATTGACTCCGCTACAACTGAAACCTCTAAGGCTGGATTTTTAGCACACATATCAATCAGTATAGGAAGGATTGCAAACGTTTTGCCTGCCGAAGTTCCACCCTGAACACCTCTAACAAATTTATTAAGTCGAAGTATCTTATTGATTGCAGATGTACGAATAAACATTATTCAGGGAATAAAGGCTGTTCTTGGATTGTTTTGATTTCTTGTTTATCTGTAAGACCGTTTAAACGTTGTGTAATAGAAGTATTGTATTGTCCGACCATGCCGCCCTCTATTTGATCGTGGCGTATTTCTCGCTTTACACGTGAACAGATAGCGTAATAATCAGCGTATGCATTATGTTTATCTTCAAAATAATTGCTTACTGTTACACCTTTATCATAACAAAAACATTCAAAGCCCTCCATTGTCAAAGGTCTTTCAAGCCTTTCGTATTCACTACTACCGTCTTTACCTACAAACACATGCTTTACCCTTGGGTTGCTTTTTACTTCTTTTTTATACTCTGTAAATAGATCCCATAGCTTTTCTGGTGTCTCTATATATTTATGCTTCCCCATCTTCTTCAGATAATACAATTATTTCACATTCATTACCAAATACCACTAATGATTTTTCATGAAATTCTTTGATTTTTTTTGTTATTTCTTCCCTTAAAAGAATATCAGGATTCGTACTAAATTTAAATATTAACTTATATTCTTTCATGCTTTTGGTTTTCTTGGCTTCCTTACTTTCTTAATAACTTCCTGAGTCTCGTATGCTAGTTTTGTAGCTTCTTCAAAAAGATTCATCCAATTATTTAAAATCTTCAAACCTGTTTCAAGGCAACCAGCACAACCTTTTGTAAGTGGCTTTTTTGTTATCTCTGCATATACCTCTGAAAGTAATAAGAATTGTTCATTAGTATATTTTAATTGCGGCTTTTTGATTAAGTCTTTTACTTTTAAAAAAGACTCAAACGCTTCTTTACTTATTATCATAAAATTTAACTATTAAAAAGACTGCTAGCGGTGCTATGTAGTCATGAGTGAATAAACTTATTGTTACTGCTATCCAGAAAGAGAAACACGGAAAACAGTCTAGTACTTTAATTGGTTTACTTATTCTAGTCCCTGTAAACTTTCTTACATAATACCCAAAGTTTAATTCTTGGTAAATTATGAAAGCTACAAAAAGACTTATTATTATGTTTGTCATATTGATTAAAATTAGAAAAGGGCAACGCCTCGCTTGGCCGACTACCCTTTAGACTTTTACGCTTTACAAATATACTAATTTATTTTAAAACATAAGATCTGATTCTTCTTCTACTTGTTTAATTGTTTCGTCTTGATAGTTCATTTTCCACACTTCCAAAGTATTGAAATATTTTGTTTCCCCTTGTGGATTTACCCATTCTCTACCTCTTAGATTATATGCAAGTACTATTTTATCGCCTGGTTTAAAAATGTTCGCTAGATCACAGTTGTCTTGTGACAATTGAAATAATACGTCTTGTGGGTATTTATCCTCTGTGGTTAATACAAATTCTCTTTTTTTATATTTCTCACTTACTACTTGTGTTGGTCTGATTTCTTTAATCGTTCCTTTTACTTCTGTACTCATATTTATTTATTATTTAATTTAATTATTTCCTTAAGTGATGACAAAATAAGTATTACCGTTTCTGGTTCAATTTTCTCATCTTTACATATCATTTGATTTGCATATTTTAAACACACTTCGAAATGTTTTTCTAAATTTTCGTCCATTTTTGTTTTTATTAATTAATTACTTTTTTTTACTACTCATAACATTCCATAAGCAACATTAAAACGATTGCTTATTTCTTTGTTATAAGTAATTAGCTCCCACAATACAGACACTCCTCTTGGTCGTTGTCTTCATATTGTTCAATCGTTATTCCTTGCTCTTTTGCAATTTCTTTTTTTAACTCATATATCTCAGCTTGTACCTCACAATCTTCTAGTAGGTTGCCTGTTAGCTTGCTCTGTAGCTCTTTAATTTTCTCAGTTGTTGTCATCGTTGTTATTATTTATTTGTTTATTTATTTGACTTCTAAAGTGGCATTTGTTACCTCTTAATTTTATTCTTTTAAGTCTTAGTTCTCTCCTTGAAAACTTAGTACTTTTTTCCGTGTAGTCTTTGTCTTTTCGCATTGTATTCCATTTTTAACTCTATATGTTTTTGCAGGTCGATTGAATAACCTTCTGCTATGTCTAGGATTCTAATTAAAGCATCCGCCAACTCATCTTCAACACTATCTTTTATCTCTCTTTTAAAGCACGTTTCAAAATCGTACGTTTCATTTACCATGAGTTCGTTAAAGGCTTCCATGTTTGCAAATTCACCGCATCTGTGAGCTTCTACGCATTCACCTAATTCAGATACTACTAGCATTAAATCGGTTCCGAAATTGTGTGGCGTGTCCCAAAATCCCTTATCCATTGCATTCTGATGCACTTTTTTTTGTAATTCTCTAATTGTCATAATTCAATTTTTTCTTCTAATTCTTTTTTAACTTCAATCCAATATTCTATATCTTCATTAATTACCATGTTTGTTTCACCTTGCCAGACATCTAAATACTCATTCGGTATTGCTTTAAGTATCTCATCAACTGCAATTAAAGCGCAGCGTTTTGCATGGATTAATATTTTTAATTTTAAGGTTTCGTAATCGTCATTACTATCAAGTGATGTGAAAATATAGTTATCTCTTAATTCCTTTGCTTTTTCTTTTGGTGTCATAATTCAAATGCTTTTAATGATTGTTCAAAACTTCCATTTTCTTTAACCTGTTGTAACATTAATTCAACTACTTCCCTTGTTTCTTGTTGAGCGTCATTCTTAAGTCTAAGTTTAAATAAATGGATAAATGATAGTAGACTGCCTGTCCATATAAATTGAGTGTTTAGATTCAATGGTAACACACTTCTCGCCTGTTCTTTTGATACTCCTAAATCAATTAAATCTTTGTAAGATTTTTTACAAGTTTCAAATACATGCATTTCAATCATGTTACATTTTTCTTGTGTATCATTATCTAATACACCTGCACTACCTTGCTTACTATCTTTCGATTGTGTTCTCCATTCGCTGATTAGTGTGTACGTATCACTGAAATCCACGTAACGACCGCTTATACTATTAGCACTCATTCCAACTTGGTGCTTAAATAATTGCCTTTCAACATAAATAGGACATACAATTCTAAATTGTAATTGTGGGTGTCTAAATACTGAAGTATGTTTGTGATTTACTAAATATTTGATTAGTTTTTCATCATTCAAATCAAACACTTCTTTCTTCTTTCCGTAACTAACTCGAGCCGCATTTACAACCATTAAGTCATTACCAAATACTTCTAACAATTCTACTTTCATAATTCTTTTATTGTTACGTTAATTATTCCCTTTTTTAATTCAGCTATCGAGCTAAAAGCTTTCTTTGATAAGTCAATTGTTACCTTGCTAAAACCACCTCGATCAGTTACTGTAACTATTACAGATTTGTTATTTTGGGTATTGGTTACTTTTAACTTAGTGCCTAACTTGTGAGTGTTTGAAGCACACGTTAATTTGTTCTTATCATAAATTACTCCGCTTGCTGTTTTACGTCCGTGGAATGCATCACTGTAATACGAAGCTTTAAATGAAGATAAGCAAAAAAAACACATTACTACTATTATTGTTTTCATTAGTCTAATATTTTAATTCGTTTTAATTGCTTGTACCCAGTCCTATTTGCACCAACTCTATATGGATAATTGTCAGATGGATAATATTCAGAAAATTTTTTAAGTTGCCAATTGTTTTCGTTATAATCTCTAACCAAACACAATTCACCAACTTCAGGAAGTTCAATTGGTCTTTCTTGACTAAAACCTTGTAAGCTGTATTCTGTGAATGAAAGCAATTCATTATCTATTGCAAGGTATTTAGGATTGTCTTTAAAGTTAACTCTAATTAAGGCTTGTGAAAAATGAGTTACAACACCCCACCCATATTTATAATGGTAAACTTTATCTTCTAATTTAAATACTGTTTTCATACATTTTTGTTTGATAATTGTCTAATATAATCATAGTAAAAGTCAATCGCTAGTTTGCAACGCTCTTCTATTTGTTTTTCAATTTCTAAATCTCTTTCAATTGTTAACATGGTTACACGTGCAAAAGGGTCTATGTGGTCTACTTCATGTAGTAACTTATTTTCGTACATTGTAAGACCCTCTGGAGTTGATACCATACAATAGCATACACTTGCTTTTGAACGTTCGTATAACATCATGTAACCACGTAACTGCATTTCATAATCTTTAATGTTTATATCACTTGGTAAAGCGGGGAATGTCTCTAATGACCAACTAGATTTAATATCTATTATCTCATCGTTTTTATCGTCGTTAATATCACATTCACCAGTTAAGAAGTCGTTATTTACTCGAACCTTGTTTTTATTGTATTGAGCGAACTTAACTAGACTTAATAGCTCAATTGATTTATCTTCTACTTCTATTCCCTTTTCGACGTATTTGTTTGTCATTTGTGAACTGTACCCGTAAAAGTCTTCTTTTGCTATTTTAATCATTTCAGACTTTGCGGTCTCAGACAACACCTCGCTTTTTACACGAGGGTTAGTCATAATTTTAGGTAAACTTGAGCATCTTATTTTCATATCTTTTCAATTCTTAATAGTTCGTTTTTCTTTATTTCTTTTAGCAAATACAAAACGAAATCTTTGCTAAATCTTTCCGACTCGTTTTCTTCAATTGTCCTAATCACAAACTCGGTAAACTCAGGAATTTTATGTAAATCATTTTCCATTTAACACTTCATTAAGTTCAACTTCTTGTTGTGGCGTTAGCGTGAATGTTTGTTTGATTTTATCTACTAACTCAATCTCACCGTTAAGAATTCTTTCGATAGCTTGTGAGAATCCTTTATCGTTTAAAGTTGGCTTTGCCTTAGCTTGTGGTTTACTAGCTGCATTCCCGTCGTCGTCGTCTGCTTGTAAGCTTAAAAGACTTTGTAAAGTGTAACGTCTATAGTAAGTAATTGCACTTCCCATCTGTTGAGGGTTTGTTAAAGTTGGCAACTCCATAATTGATTCAACATTTTCAGCTGTTTCAACATCAACTATTCTAGTGATCACTTTACCATTTAAAACGGGCTGTAATAACACTAAACCATTTTCTAATAAGATAGGCTCAACCGCTTCAATCAATGCATTTATATCAGCGTAATTGTTTTTAAAGTGTGGGTTCTTGGCGTTCTTGTGAACTTTACCAATGCTTTTCTTTGCGTTCAGTAGCTTTTCATAAATTTTCATCTTTCTTTGTTTTTAAATTATACAACAAATATACTAATAAATAACTTATCTACAAAATAAAAGTTATGTTTCTAAGAATTTTTTAATATTTTAACTTTCTGTTTGTACGTTTCAATAATCTCTTTTACCTCTGGAATAGTAAATTTTCTGGTTTCATTTGCTATTTCTGATAGTTTGTTAAATTCTGCAGTTCCGATTTTTTTAATTAAGTTTTCTCTATAATTAATCAATGAACCACTTAAAAAAGTATTGCAGTGTTCACATTGTAAATTCACATTTCGCTCGTCAAATCTAACGTTATAATGATTGTTTGAATTGTAGAAGTGACCTGCATTTTTTTTCAATGGTGGTTTTTGGCAACTAATACATAGCTGGTCTTTATCTCTTAGTCTTATGTATTCGTTAAAATGAGATTGTGCAATCTTTAACCAGTCACTAAGTGTCATAAGATCACTTTTCATTTTAGCTTTTCGCTCCTTCCATTCTTTCTTTTCCTTCTTTTCGCTTTTTTCTTTTGCTAGCAAGTTGGCACATTCCCACGAACAGACAATAGCTGTTGTTCTAATTGGATAAAAAAGAGTTTCACAGTATCTACATTTCTTTTGTTTTATGTTTCTATTAGTGTTCATCTATATCAATTCCATTTTCTAGTAATATATTATCTACATACCTCAATAAGTAGCTTAAATCTTCATGTTCTAATTTGCTTATACTTTCTATTTCTAAGCGTTCTTTTATAGCTACCTTACTTGTACCATAAGGAAGGTTAAAAAGTTCGTCTATTCGCCTAAAAAGGATATGTAATTTCTTAATCATTTTTAATTAATTCCCTTACTTCTTTTTCTAATTTATTCTTTCTAGTCTTATACCTTAACCCTCTAAGATCTTCATTTTGTTCCTGAAGCTTTTGCCTAATACGTCTAATACTTTCAAAGTGCGTAACGTTAGAGTGATGAATATCTAAAATAGACTGAAATCCATCGTAATACCTCCAATACTTTGCAACTAGTTTCATGTCGCAATCTCTAGTTTCTGGGTATCTTCTTAGTAAACTTGTTACGTTTTCTTTAATTTCACTTGTTATCATAATTTTTCTTTTTAAAATTCAATATCTAACGATTTACCTATTGCAACCCCTCTTTGATATAATTGGTATCTATTACCGTTATATCTTTGCTGAATATGCATTTTAATACCTCTCCATTTTAATTTTCCATGAGTCAACTCGCCTTTTATACCTAACTCCCTTAGAATAGGCTCAAAAAAATCAAACAAAATTTTATCATAATTTTCCAATTGTTTTTTAATTATTTCTTGCTGAATAGATTCAACATAATAATTATCACATTCCTTGTTGATTTTTAATTTAATCGGTTTACATTCCATAATTTTTCTTTTTAAATTTCTACAAATATAACTTTATTTTTTAATATAAGTTACTTTTATAATTCTTTTATTAAAATATCTAGTTTATTTTTCAATTCCCTATTCTCATTTTCCAAAGATAAGATATAAGTTTCATTATCGATATTTGACGTTTTAGCGGCTTCTAGTGAATTATATTCTCTTTTTAGTATATAATATCGTTCGTTAACTTTATCATTCATTAAAGAGACTGTTTTGAAGTTTTGCTCTAAATTCATTCATCGAGTCGATTAAATCTTTTCGATCTTTATGCTTTAGCTCAATATCCTGCACGGAGTTTTGAATCTTAATAATATTTTTTAATAGCTTTTGTTGGCTCAATATTAAATCTAGTTCTTTCATAATTAAAAAGGACAATCTTTGTCTTCTAGTGGTTTAAATTCGTTTACTTCCCTACCTATATTCATTAGATTAGCTGGTTTTATCGGCTCTTCTTTTGGTATAAAAGCATCTGTTTGCACGTCTTTAGGTCTTTTAATAACGTCTTTACCACCACATTTAAACCCATAACCATAATTATAATCAAACATAATAGGCTGTTCATTTAGAGTTTGTCTTCCACCTGTATCAGTATCTTTTATTTTTTTAACTTCTACTAATGTTGTAAATCTTAAATTTTCATGTCCATTAAAACGGTGGATAATTATAAAATCATCTGCTTTATTTGAAAATGGTTTACCTCCTTCAATATCATCTTTAAAAGGAAACATTATATGACCCTCCCACGTGTGATTTTTTGGATATACAGATTGTTTACGACCTGCAGCAGTTGACGGATGAGCATTTATGTAAATAGTTTTTCCAGTACGTTTACAAAACATTTTTAATTCGTTTAATACATCGTAATTACCTGCATAAGTCATTGAGGATTTTAAAGCGTTAAAAGGGTCTATTAAATAAACATCTGTATTAGTTTCATTAAATACGTTTAAAAGCTCTTCTGGCGTGTATCTTTTAGTATTGTCTACAAACTTAAAATGATGTTCTAATTTAATTAAACCTCTTTTGATTTCTAATTCAGTCATTTGCTCTAGTGGTTTTGCTAAATACATTTTAAGCATATCTCTAAGCACTTTATAAGGTGGGTTTTCATCCATGAACAAAGTAAAAGTTAAATTATGATTTGTTGCTAGTGCTAAAAAATACCACTCCATAAAATAAGTTTTACCTACGTTATCATGTCCTAAAGCAAAATTTAGTTGTCCTTGCTTATGCACAAAGAACTCATCAAAGTAAATACCTAATTCAAGTCCTTTAGGTATCAAACCATTTTTATAATCTAAAATAGTTTGTGTTGAATGTCCGTCTTTAAGTATCATACTTTTCCAGTTTGTTGATATGTATGAAGAACTAATTTATCTGTAATTTCAATTCCTTCTGGTGTAACAAATAAAACTTCTTTTTTTACTCTGGAACTTTCGAATGAATTACTTCTCTTACTCCAGGTTCTTAATCTTAATCTAACATCAAAAGAAGTTTGCTTTTCATATCTCATTTTTTTATCCTTCTCTCCGTGTTCAGTCCAGTAGAAATAAAAATCATTTAACATTTCTTTACCATACAAATCAAGAAATGGTTTAAGTGAAGTAGCAAAATTTATTTTGCGTTCATCTATATTATTTTCTTTCTTTACTTCTTTACTTTCTTCTATTGTTGTTAGTTGTTTGTTAATTGTTTGTTGATTGTTTGTTAGTTGTTTGTTAGTCTCGTCACTTTCTTGTTGGTAACTATCATAATTACAAATAGTTA